TCTGCTAATTCTTCTAATGAATAATTTTGGTCTTCTAAATCATATTTCTTAATAAATTTTTTACGATGAGTTGACATTTATAAATTAAGTGAGAGACAAAATAAGTTTAGAATTCTTGGTTATAAAAATAACTCTAATTCTCAATAAAACTCTCAATTAAATTATTATTTAAAAATCAATCTATTTTGATTACATGTATGCGTGCATTGCTCCACCACGTCCCATCATACCTCTACGTGTAGCATCCACAGCAAATTTTGCGGATTTTACAGCATCTATACCCACCATAGGCATACGTCCGGCACCAATAGGACGTTCAAGATCAGGAGAAGGGGAATGTTCAGGAGCTGAGAGAATGTCCTGTTCCGTGAGAACACCCTTAATAATACGACTAGAACCCTTAATAGTTTCAAAGAATCCAGAAGAAATAGGAATAGTGTAAATATTAGGAGTCTGAGAAGTTCCAGTGAAGTTTTGTACTGTTATGTTAAATTGTAGTGTGAAATTACCTACCAAACCAGGAGCCTGACCAGTTTGTAATGCAAAATCACGTCCAGGACGGAGAACAAGAGGACCACCAACAAGTCCTACTAGTCCACCGTGGGAAGTACTAGGAGTTTGAGTAGATCCAGAATGAGAAGCTTGAACTGTACTAAAACCAGACCATTCAGACCAGTCCATGTCTACACCATTGTTTACACTCATCTGGTATAGCTGTTCCTGAGTTGCATTGGAAAGGAGACCTGAAAAGTTGTCAAAGTTGAGAGAAATACTAGTAATAGGTAAAGACCAATCACCATCATAAGACTCTGCATATTGAGCCGGCTTTACAAAAACCAATAGTAGATCTGGAATATTAGGTAGAGTAATAGTCTGAGACACTAGACTAGTTGATGCTGAAAATAGAGACTTAGAAGGTGCAACAGCAGTTTGAGGAGTAGCAATGTAACGTGGAAATTCCATGTAAGGAACAATTGACTTGGGAGGTAGGGGAATGTCCAAAGCAGGAGTTAGAAACTGGACTGACAAAGTAGGCTTCGTGTAATACATACCTCCACCAGCCAGACCAGTCAACCAAACAGGCTTTCCAACAGCTGTAACACTAGCGTATGTACCAAGAGTGTCAGTAGGAAGAGTTAGAGCTTTACTTACACGAACAGAACGAAGAGGAGAAGGAGCCATATTCATCTGAACCTGGAAGTTCTGCACACCAAATAGACCAGTAGAAAGTTCATACTGGTCAGAGAAGATGAAAGGAGGAAGTAGTAGACGTTCTACGGAAGACCAAGCTACATAGAACGAGAAGTTATAAGTATTACTAGCTGCAAGTCCACCAATTCCTACACATGGAAGACCATTAATCAACTGCCAGGCCTGGTAAGTAGCACCACCAGAAGTAGCCTGAGCTACATTTGCACCACTATTAGAATCACTAGTTTCAAGAATAGGTTGACCAGTAGCAGTAGCATAATAAAGACCATTAAATCCACCATTAGGGACTTCATCAGAACTTGTAGTTTCATCCCATGCTAGAAGAGGAGTATTTCGTACTATTCGTGAATCAGGGTAAGTAGTATAACGATCCAACATAGTAGGACAAGTTCGTTGACGACGAGCATCTCTCATGTCTGAAAGACGAAGAATCTGAGGTAGAACATCCTGAGTATTTACAGTTACAGTAGCATCGTTAATAGTTGCAGACATCTGGCTTACACCCTGATGAAGAGGAAATGCCGCAGTTGCTAAAAGACCAGGAGTCAAAGGTGTTCCAGCAGGAACTGTAACAGCAGCAGGAACTGTAACAGAAACAAGAACCTGTGCTACTTGGGTTCCGGCCCACTGAACAGCTCGGTCTACAAATACATTTTCAGAAGGAACTTGAACATTAAATTGAACACTTGAAGAGTCAGCAGTTTGAGCCTGAAATGACACATTTGTCAAAGAGAGAGCCCCCTTCTCCACTGCATACTTCGGCTTTGTTTGAACAATTCGAGGGTCGTATACAGAAAATTTAGAAACTTCGGTCGCCATTTTATTTAATGAAAAAGAGAATATTTTTGACTATAAACGCTTTTATAAAACGAGTTTCTTTTTGAATAGGAGTCGAAAGGACATAGTTGCTTGATTTGGGACTCTAAGAGGAATTAAAGAATTAGTTAAACGATTTCTCCAAAATAAGTTGACATCTACATCTTGGACTCCTTCATGGGATGGATCAAGAGAAGAAAATGTGGGAATAAGAGGTTCATAAAGAACCCAACCTTTCCAAATGTCAGCTGTTGTAGCATTAATAGGAGTTTCAATAAGAACTTTTTGAAAGGCTCCTGAACTTGCATTTCCACTACCAACATTAGCACTTCCAAGAGTTACAGGATTTGCAGAAGCTTCATTACGAACAGGTATTTGGGTTGTAGCTAATACAAAAGAAGCTATGGGTGACCATACCCCACCTGTACTCTTAAAATCCTCAGTTAATCGAACAAAGAAAGCATTTTCTATAACATCGTCTGTAAATGGGTTTGTAAGTTGAAAGCTAGAAAGATTTGGTTTTGTTTTTAAAGAAACACCAATAGGAGAATCATTTAACGGAGTAGGAGCTATACCAGTAACTAAATCAATAGTTAATCCCATGTCAACAACATTTTCAGGTAATAAAGTAACACTACCTGACCATGATTGAGTAGCAGAATAGTAAATAGATGGTAAATTATTAAATAAATTGTCTAAACAAGTATTCCAACCAACAAAAGAATATTCACCAGCAGCGTATGTTCCATTTGGAGATGTAGCAGAAGATGCCACAGCATAAGGTTGAGGAAGAGTAGTTCCATAAGGAATTATTGATGTATTAGCATCCTGATTAATTGAAAATAGACCAGAAAGTTCATCAAATTCCATAAATGGACATTGTGTTCCTGCTGTTGATTCTCCGACTCCTGCAACAATAGCAGAAGTCCATGCTGCTCTTAGTGCATTATTTACTAACGAAATCCAATGCGTATATGTATAACAATAATAATAATCTGTCTCTCTTTGAATTGGTAAAGCAGTTGTTGGAACTTCTGTATATTTAGCTCTATTTTCTGGAACCCAAATAATTGGCTTTGTTACTAATTTATAAGTTCCACTTCCACTTGCATTATATATTCCAACTGAAATTTTATAAATAGTTGTTGTTACATCTGTTGGAGTTTGAGGGTCAATTTGAGGAATAAACAAAGGTAGTGTTTTTGTACATCCGTTCAAACTAAAATTCTGAACTGAAACTTCATAATTTGAAGCATCAGGAACAAGAGGAATTTGTCGTTGGTCTTGAAATCTCAAAGGGGGGTCATCTGCCTGCTTGTCAGTTTTAAATGTGTTATTTATTACAGTTCCATTGTAATAAATACGATCAGGTGCTGCTTTCGTACCTTCAATTTGAATTGATGAGAACGACGACATTTATTATATATATATGATTTATTTTAAGAAATTACTTTCCAATTAAATTATAAGTAAAAGCTGTTACAAATTCATCTGGTTTCAATCCTGTTGACTTTACCAATTTAATGTAATCAGGAAGTTTCAAATTTTTAAAATATAATCGACACGTACAATGACGACCACAAGTATTTACATTCATTTTGTCTCCTTGAAATGGGAATGCATTTGATTTGACTTCATAAGGACTTTCTTTTAATAATTGTGTTAATTTCTTACTTGATTGTCCTAATTCTTTTAATTTTTTAGGTGTGAGCCAAGCAGATTCACCATCAGGTTTATAATTCCCATAAGGATCAAAATATTCTATTACATTTGAATTACGGTATTTTAATAAACAAACCCAATGACCCATCATTTCAGATTCTGTTAAGTATAAAAGCATAAGACGTCCTTTCTCATCTAAAACATCATCAATTGAATTTGCTTTTAATAATTGAGGGTAAGAAATGATTTTAAGAGTTGGAATCATTTTTTGAATGTCTGATTCGCTTAATGGGTACGCAATAGCTTTCTCCATTCCACCTTTTATTTCCAAAGCTTCTGCCTGTTGAACTGCTCTTTCTAATTCAACAGGTTTTCTAGAAAAAGGTATTCCATTTAGAGTTGTTCTATACCCTTCCTTTTTTCCTAATTTATAAGGAACAATTAATAAATCCATTTATGTAATAACACTATAATTTTGGAGCTTCTACATCTCTAACTACTGTTGTAGAAGGTTCAGGTGTCGTGTCTTCCACATCAATAGATGTAGTACAAGGTTTATTACAGCATTTACTACGGATTCTTTTATGATTCATTCTTACAACAAATCCAATTGATGCAGTCAACATAGCTATAAGTGTTCCCAAAGTCATTCCTTGTGTCGTGTCCATTTTATAAATATATATATATTTATTTTGAAAACGAATCAATTTAAACAAAAAACAAATATTTACTAATATGTAAAATGGACGAGGTCGCAGTAATTACTGAAAAATGGTATTGTCCTTCTTGTAATCTTAAATTTGAAACAAAAGAACAATTTGGGTTACATAACAATACAAAAGAACATGAAAAGGAATTAAGAAAAAAACAATTTAAATATTTATTTTGTGAGACTTGTGATTTTCAATATTTAAGTAAGGTTACTTATTACAATCACCTTGAAACCAAAAAACATAAAGGAATCAAAATAGATTTGAAACAGTTTTATTGTAAGACTTGTGAGAAACAATATAGATGTAAAACTGAATTTGACTCTCATATTCAAACGAAGTTACATTTGAAGAGGAGTGAAGGTATGAATTATACTTGTGAAGCTTGTAATTATAGTTGTAAATTAACACATTTATGGAATCAACATTGTAAAACAACAAAACATTTAACGGCGATTACGACGACGACGACCTGATCCAAATTGAGGTTCTGCATATTCAACTTCTCCAACAGCGTTTTCTCCTCGTCCTAAATCAGGGACATCTTCTTCCCATACAGTTCCTTCTATGTTTCGTACAATTGGTACATCTTGGGAAAGTAGGGGTCTATTTTCTGTAACTCCCATACGTAAAGGTGGAGCATAAGGACCCATAGATGTTTCACTAACTTCTTGAACTGCTTGCATTCTTTCAGGACCTGCAAATTGAGCAGTAAATGATTGTACTTGTTCTCCAAGTAATCTTTGTCCTAACATTGACATAACTTGTTGACGAGAAGAAGGTGTTTCATTAATAGTTCTAGCAATTTCTCGAATTACAGCATCCACTACTTTTAGTTTAGAATTAAGTTGATCAACAACACGTAATCGTTTTTCTCTTGGTTCAAATACAGGTCCCAAAGTTTCACCTAACTGTCTTCCTGAAAGAGGCCTTACAGATTCTATTAATTTCTGAACTGTTTGAGCATACCTTGACAATTCCATAGGTGTAAAAGATGCTCCATGTCTAATTAAACTTTTTGTTAGACCTGTAAGCAATTCAACAACTGTACTTGAAAATGAACCTACATCAAAAGCAATAATTAATTGAGAAAGTATAGAATCTAAATCATCATAAGGAGACAAAGAAATAGGTTCTTGTCTTGTAAGAGGTTGTCCACTTGACAATTCACTATATTCTTGTGCTCGTTGTTCAAGTCGTTGTTTTAACCATTCTTGACCTTCCTTTGTATAAATACGTCCACCACGAAGACCAGCAGAAGTTAAATAAGTCATAGGTGAACCATCAAATACTCCATTTTGAACTGAGGAACGAGAAGCAGGTAGAAAATACCTTTGTGACCTTTCCGTTGTATTCAAATGTCCTAACATACCTTGTTTATTACGAATAGTATTTGCTACTCTGTCCAGAGCTACTTTTCGTTCATGTTCATAAAATGAAGTCTGAAACTCACTACCTCCACCTGGTAAAAGTTCACTTAATTTGTGAACATGATGAGATGGTGGTTTTAGTTGTTGTTCTGTTCCAAATTCATTCATGTCATATGCCTCATCAGGAAAAATCCAATTCATAAATGGTGTTGATTGGAACGTCATTTGTTTGTTATATATATTTTAATTTTAATATAAACCATGTTCCTTTACATACTTGGAAGCTTGTGGTAAAGAAAGTCCCTTTTCTTTCATTATTTTACTCACAACAGCACCACGTGCCGAAGGAGCTTTTCCACCTATAACTCTTCCACCACATTTACGACCACCCATAGACATAGCACTTACATCTACAACAGGAAGTTTCTTACGACCTCCAACTTTTTTAGGACAAGTACACATAGCTCCACCAGAAGCTGACATGTCTTCTAACATTGGTACTTCTGCTGACATTGGTACTTCTGCTGACATTAATTTGTCCCTTAAAATAGTTCTTCTTCCACCAGATTTTCCGGCTCCAAGAAAGTTTAAAACTGGTTCAACTACCTTCAATACTTCTGTTCCTACTGGTTTCATAGCATTTAATCCTAATAAAACTCTAATAGCTGGTCCATTCTTTTTAATCCACATATATGTGTCAAAAATCGTTTTTCCATAAGTTCTAAAATCATCCAGAACACTACCTCCTTGTAGTTTACCACCACGACGTCCAAGACCAACAGCTGATGCCATTTTTGAAATACCATCCAAAACAGCCTGTACAAGTTCAAGTCTTTGTAAAAATGTAAGGAATTGTTGTGCTGCTGCTTTAACATCAGCTCTCATAGTAGGATTATTTATAACTTCATCCTTCAATTCTGATTTTAGGTCATTCAAAAATTTTGAAATTGCACGCCAAAAATTAAGAAGTTGTGTAGCACCATTTTTAATGTCATTAAATGCAGCTACTGGATCAAATCCACCTTGTAATTCAGAACCCATTTTGTCCTTTAAATATTTCTTAGCCATTTTTACAGTCATAGCTCCACCCATAGATTCCATAGATGGTTCAGATGGCATTTTTTCCATTTGACCCATTCGTGCTGGCTGTGTAGATTCGGCCCATCGATCAAATCCATCTTGCATAAATCGTTCAGGTCCCTGAGTTCCACGTTCAGCCATTTTTACACGTAAATATTCAGTCATGTCAGAAGTGCTCATTTGTTATAACAATAAGAAATATTTTAATGACGTTTAACAAATGATGCGACGCAAAAGACAAGATTGCGGTTGTGGAAATGGAAGTAAAAATTGTATTTCTAAGAAAAGTCTTGTTCGATTTGTTGATGACGAGTGTAAAAAATTAGATTGTGGTTGTGGATGTAAAGGAGTCAAAGGATTTTGTGAAAAATATGGTATTGTATTACGTGGTGGTAGTATATTAGCTGATTGTCCACCTGGATGGCGTAATGATGGATTAACATGTGTTGAAAATTGTAATTCAAATGAATATGATGATGGATTAACGTGTAGAAAGAAATGTGATCCAGGTTGGATTAATGATGGTTTAACATGCAGAAAACCAATCACATCTTCTATGAATTCATGTCCACCTGGTTCAAGAGACATTTGGGGAACATGTTGGGGACCTGTTCGTCGAGATTGTATTGATGATTGTTTTAAACATCCGGCACCTGGTTGTAAAACATGGCAATGTGGAAGATTACGTGGTCTTTTTGGTGAAGATTGGGGACCAAAATTGTGTACATCATGTAATTTACGATGTGGACAAACATGTTGGGATGTTCAGGGAATTACAAAACAATTACATCAACGTGAACTAAAACTTTATGGTGGTGAAGTTATAGGTCAAGCTATTCGTGGTAAACAAATTCGTGGAAGAGTTAATTTTGACAAATTATTTGATGATGTTGCAAAAGGATTAAAAGATTTTGTAGAACAACTTGGAGATCCACAAACTTGGGCTAATGCTTTTGATCCAGAAAAAAATGGTATAGCAAGTGCTATGCGTAAATTTGGAGATGACATGAAGAAAGTATTAGAAGATGTTGGTAGTAGAATTAAAAGAGGATTTGAAAAAATGGGTGAAGATGCTAAAAGAGCTTTTGAACAATTTGCAAAAGATGCTGAATCTAAATTCAAACAATTTGGTGAAGATTTTGTACACATGATGAAAGACCCTGATTTTTGGGTAGAAGCTATTGGGATTTTAGCTATGGTTGCTGGTGCAGCTGTTTCAATTGCTGTTACAGTTGGAACATTAGGACTTGGAGCTCCTGCTACTGCTGGTATTATGGCCGCAGCTGCTATGGCTGGTCCTGCTGCAAAAATGATTGCAGCAGCAGCTCGTAATGAACCTATTGATGCTTTGGACATTGCTGCAATAGCCGTTGCAGCAGGTTCTGCATTTGTTCCTGGATTAAGTGGAATAGTTGGACCTTTAACACAAGCTGGTATTGGAATGGCATTAACTGCTGCATCTTATGCTATTACAGGTGTACAAGTTGGACAATCTCTTGGATTAATTCCAAGTACTTGTATTGCAAATTGTCCTTCGACAGAAGGTATACCAGATGTACCACCTTTTGATCCTCCTATACCTGGACCTCCTCCTCCTCCTGGTCAAAAAACAGATGAAGAAATTTTAGCACTTCAACCTGAAAATACTATAAAATACAGAGGTGGAAAAAATCCAGATTATATGACATCCGAAGATTGGATTGCTAAATACAGAGCAGAAAATTATGGTGCAGAAAATGTTACTGGTCCTGCAAATACATTAATAACACCAGAAGACAGAGAATTAGACAATATAACAAATACTGGTAATCCTGAACCTGTATACGTAGATGATTTAAAATTAGAAACTGTTGCAGATTTAGGGACCTTAGAAGACTTACCACCTCTTGGAGACTTAGGAGACTTAGGAGACTTAGGAACCTTAGGAGACTTACCACCTCTTGGAGATTTAGGAGACTTACCACCTCTTGGAGATTTAGGAGATTTAAGTGGACTTGAAATGGAAGGTGGTGTAGCTCCTGAAAGTTTACCTTCAATTGAACCTATTAAAGAAGGAGACACCACTTCAAATTTTTGGGGAAATTTAAGTTCAACTCTACCAAAACGAAATATTCCAAGAACACATTTAGGTAATGAATTTAACCCAGATTGTTATGCAAGAAAGAATCCAGAAATAGCAAAAGAATCTGGTAATGACAAAGAAAAACTAACAGCTCATTGGATTGACATTGGTTCAAAAGAAGCCGCAGATGCTGAATGTAGTGGAGAAAAAACAACTGCCGAAGAAAGAATGAAACTTTTTGCAGAATTAGAAGCATTAGAAGGAATAAAACAAAATTGTGCTGCTACTGACAAATTTTGGGTTGAATCAGAAAAACGATGTGATGGATTACGTCATAAAGATGGTAGACCAAATCTAGAAGCTGCGAAATGTAAACAAGAATATGGACATTATGAACAAAAAGAACCTCCTAATAAACCTTACTGCAATAGGTATAGAAATGAACAAAATAATATTAAATCAATAGAAGAAAAATGTAGTATGAAAAATGGTCATTGGGCAAATGGTAAGTGTGACACAACTAAAAATGTTGATGGTTCAGTTAAAACTGATGCTGATTACTGTACAGGATTAAATAATTATTATAAAGATGGTGTATGTGATGTTAAGAAAGACAGAGATGGTAAAGAAAAAACAGAACAAGAAATGTGTAATGAAAATGCTAATTATTGGACTCATGGTGTATGTGATGTTAGAAAATACCCTGATGGATTTTTAAAAGGAAAACAAGAAGTATGCCAAAGTGTATTAAATGGACGATTAAATGTAGCAACTAGTTCTTGTGAAGAAGTAGATGGACAATACCCTTATAATTATGCACAAATGGAAGAATATTTAAAAGACAAAAAATTAAAAGTAAGAGATTTTCACTCAACATCAATTCCATCATCTTCTCGAAGATGGATTGTTGATACAAGGAATCCACAAAATCAAAATTATGAGATGAGTAAAGTTCTAGCTGAGAAATTTACTGAGCAAATGAATAATCCAGATATTCGTGACCAGCGTTTCCTTGATAGTATGTCTCGAAGATTTACTTATATTCCTCCTCAAACTGGTCAACAATTTGTAAATTTAAGAGACATTAAAGGTAATGCGAAACCTAAAAGTAAATCCAAATCCCTAACCCTTTATTATGCAGATTGGTGCCCTCATTGTCATGACATGATGCCAGAATGGAATAAACTTGGAAAAAATCATAAAGGTATTAAAGTTGAAAAGTTTGAAGAAAATGAAACCGATTTTAAAGTAGATGGATTCCCTACCATTATATTCCGTGATGGTAAAAAGGTAGAAAAATATGAAGGAGACAGAAGCAAAAAAGCCATTGTAAGTTATTTAAAAAATAAACTTAGTTAAGAATAAATGTTGGACTTTAAAACTAATTTCATTCGGACGCAGCATATTATTCGAGAAACTCGAAAGGAGTATTTCGCAACAAGAGCTTTGAATATTCAAAACAGAAATAAAATTAAACCTTCTGCTCTAAATCCTGTTCTATTGAATACGGTGAGCCGACGAGGTTGGTAATCATTTATGAAGTTCATTCGTACAATTTTTAATACAAATCAAAACACTCCTTAAACTATGATCTAAATTTAGACATAGTTTTTGAAGATTATTGTATAATTCTAATTCTTCTCCTTCTAAAACTTCATAAGTATTATATATTTGATTTTTAATAGTTATATAGAAATCTAATTTCTTTTCTAACCTAGCCCTCTCTGCATAATGAGTGTTTAACTGAATATTCATTATTTCGAGTTCAATTTCGTCTAAATCCATTTATATATTGTAAAAGACTACTTTTTAAACTATTTTACAGAAATATTCAATATTCGTTTTTTGTGGTTTTTAGTTTTAGTGCTTTTTCAAAAGGTATTCCAGGGCATTTATTTGTCGGTCGTGAAAAGTAGTTGAGCTTTGCAAAAAACACGAAAACCGAAAATCACAAAAAACGAATATTGAATATTCCCAAAAATAACAAAAAATTACTTTAAAGAAATAATCTTTACAATATATAAAATGGAAGCCTATGAAGTAGAAGACTTATTTTTGTTGTTTTTGAAGACATTACCTATACCTGATCAAAAAAATATTCATAATGGTCAGGACATTTTGAATGCTTTAACCTATGATTCAGAGGAAGAATTAAAAAATGAAATTTGGAATATTATTAAATATTCGACTAATTATTTGCGTATAGCTAAGACATTACAAGATGATTTAAAAATTAGAATTCCTGATGATGAAGAAGATGACCCAGAAGATGAAAACCAAGAAGAATCCAGTGATGAAGAATAAAATATTCAATATTCGTTTTTTGTGGTTTTTAGTTTTAGTACTTTTTCAAAAGGTGAACTAGGGTATTTATTTGTCGATTGTAAAAAGTGGTTGGGGTATGCAAAAAAAGCGAAAACCGAAAATCACAAAAAACAAATATTGAATATTCCCAAAAAAAGACAATTTTTACTTTAAAGAAATAATGTTTACTAATAAATAAATGGAATTCTTAAAAGGTGATTGTTTAGAAATATTACCAACTCTACAAGAATCTTCGGTAGATTTGATTTTTACATCACCTCCATATTGGAAAGGATTTGCGTATGAGTCATATTTTAATTCATATTTACAATATATTGAATGGTCTAAAAAATGGACCAAAGAAATAAAAAGAGTTTTGAAAGATGATGGTTGGTTTTTATTAAATATAGCAAATGATTCAGAAACAACTATAAAAGCATTTGAATTATTAAATATATGTTTAGAAAATTGGAAATTACACGACACAGTAATTTGGAATGTATATAATAGACAACCTGCAAATACATCAAGACAATTAACAAATCAAACAGAATATATATTTGTATTTCGTAAATATTCTGCAAACGCGCATATTAATAAAGAAGGAATTATAGAACAATACCCTAATGTATTTGAAACTAAAAATGTTGGTAATATTTGGAAAATACCTTTTAAAGTTTCTAAATCTTCATTAAAAAAAGTTATTGGAGGTGAAAAAAATTGGGGACATTCTGGATTACCACCTATTCTTTGTGAAATAGTTATTAAACTTTTTTCAAAAGAAGGAGACACAGTTATGGACAATTTTGCTGGAACTGGTATTGTTGGTATTACTTCAAATAAACTTAATAGAAAATCAATTCTTATAGACAAAAATAATTTAGTTTTATTTTAGGATTCATTAATAATGGAACGCAATTTTCCTGAACAGTATAGTGCTGATTTAGTAAGAATACTAAAAGCTATAAGTTTTGGTACTCCACAAGTAGTAGGTAGTTCAGCAGACTATAAAATTATGTATAGTGCTGATTATGATTTGAAAGAACATGTAATTCTAAGGCGTAACTCTGCAAAAGAGTTCCAAAAGAAAATTAAAAAATTAGAGAAGTTAGGTAAGGTAGTTGATGTTAAAATTGGTGAAATAAGTGGACTGAATTTATTAACAAAACCTTATATTCAAAATGGTAATGTTAAGAAATATAATCAAGGAGATGAATTAGAACACCTTTCTGCTTTATGGTCCAAAGAATTAATCAGTCATGATGAATTTATGACAGCCCAAAAATTATTAAAACCACATTTAACAGCAGTAGAATTTTTAATAGCAAAAAAGGAATTAAGGTTTGGTTTGTTACGATGGTCTTTAAAGGAAATACAACAAGGTTATAAAGAATTACGAGATGAAAGTATTTTCTATTTACACGACGCTTTTAAGACTAAGTCAATAACAAAAATAGATTTTATAGGTTGGGCTACAAATAAATATGTTGAAGTTTCAAATATTATTTTATGGACTAAAAGCTCTGGAAAACCTTATGCATCTGTTACAGAACTTACCAAAGCATTAAAGGAAGACATTTTGCTATTTGAATCAGAAGGAAATTATGTGAAGGTCGCAAAACGTATGCTTTCACTTGCAAAACAATATAAGGACAAGACCATAACTGAGACCTTAACTGAAATCCTAAACTCTCCAATAGGTAAGCTTTATATGGTTACTGCTGACATGGAAATATTACAAGAATTTCCATCTGCTATAAAATCAGTAAAAAAGCGAAAAGAACTGGATTATTTAAGAAATTCTTTTGCTAAATTATTTTTTCCTGACCTAAAACACGTCACACCTTCATTCAGTATACTACCAAAAATGAGGGAGATTTTGCAGTTTGAGATGGAAAAAGCACTAAAAAGTAGTAAAATACTCCCAGTTTCAAGAGATTACAGAATATAATTCATTTTCTTGTAAATTCAGGATTATTTTTTTGTTATATAAGTAAGTAAATGGCATCCAAAGTAAAATTAACTTTCGACAAGTCCAAGGATTCAACACCTGTTGCAACGGTTACAGGAGGTGAGTATAATAAAGATGTTTTATATTTGAGTATGGGAGACTCTAAATCAGGTAAGAAAGGAGTTCAAGAACTTAATATGGGTAAGCATAGACTTTCCAAGTTGTCTCCTCGTAAACAATCCGAAGTTATGAGAATTCTACAAGAAGCTTACCGTAAGAAAATACCTCCTGAACATTTGAATTTAGATGTTGATGGAGCAGAGGAAGCGTACCGTGAAATGCTTGGTGAAGTTGAAGAGACTGGATCAACTAAGATTAAACTTCCACCTGGTAGTACATTTGGACTAAACTTTAATCCTGATGAAACAAAAAGGTCTATTTATTATATTGCAGGAGCTTCTGGAAGTGGTAAGTCTTATATTGCCAAACATTTGTCAGAGCAATACCAAACTCTATTTAAAGGAAGACCTGTTTATTTAGTCTCAAAACTTAAAGAAGACGAAACTTTGGATGGAATGAAAATTAGACCTATGAGACTAAACATTGAAAAAATAACCGAAAAACCAATGACTGATTTAGAGCCTTTAAGAGACAGTTTAGTTATATTTGATGATTATGACACTTTAACAGGTAAGGAAGCCAAAGCAGTCCAACAATTAATTGATGACATTTGTATTATGGGTCGTCATACTGTTACTTCAATTCTTATATTGAGTCACCACCTTTCAAATTTCAAGAAGACACGTCTTTGTTTAACAGAAGCTACACATTTTGTAGTATACCCTCAAAGTACTGGTGCTCATGCATTAAATTATTTCTTAAAGACTTATGTTGGTATGGGTCCCAAAGAAGTACAATCAATTAAAAATACAGGTTCTAGATGGTTATGTATTCATAAGAATTTCCCTATATATTATATAACAGAAACCGAAGCAGGATTATTAAATGATTAATAATTTCTAATAAATAATAAATGAGAGGAAAAGGGTATTGGACAAACGAATTTTATAGAAGAGCACGAGAAATTCCAAATGTTTCAGAAGGATTAATATATGAGGTTGGAATTCCTTTACAAAATGAATTAAGAGTTGCTGAAAAAACACGTTTTACTCGTCTTCCACTTAAATTATTTGGTATTTTAACAAATAAAGAAAAATTAGTAAATAATGCTATTGAAAATTTACGTAAACTAACAGAAAAATTAAATTCAGGAGACATGACTAAATATAAAGATTCCGAAGGACACGATTGGCTTTTTAATCCATTAAACAAAACATTTAGTCCATCTGCACCTAAATTTGCTGAGTTACAAGAAAGAGAAAGATTACTAGATCAGGAAGCTCAGGAAGAACATATAACCGAAGTTCAACCAAAAAAATTTGAAAAGCATTTTCCAACTGTGAACTTGAACGGTTTTGACCCAGCATTAGGACATATAATACCATGGGGAAGGTATAATAGTATTATTGTATTAACAAGACGTAGTAATGAGGCAGCACATTCAGCTGTTTTAATTAGAAATCCAAGAACAACTCCAACTTCTTATATATTTTATGATTCACATGGACTTCCTTATACAGACAGTCGTTCAGAATTTTATGAAAGAAGATTCGTATTAAATCGAATGACAGAAGGAGGAGAAAATGTAGACCAAAATAAATATACACATCAATGTGGTGATGATTCATTATGTGCTTCCTATGCAGTAGAAAGAGCTACACACCCAGAATTAAGTAACGAAGAATTTAATACTCGGCTTTTAAATCAAAAAGCAAAATTTCCTGGTATAACTAATCCTGAACTTATTATGTCAATAACAAAACAACCATTAGGAAAAGGAAAAGGAAAATGTCGTAAATGTGGTAAATTAAAAAATTAATTAAATAATAAATGAGAGGAAAAGGGAAATGGACAGACGAATTTATAAAAAGAGCACGAGAAATTCCAGATGTTGAGGAACTTTTAATAACACATTATGTAGAACAATTAAAAAAAGATTTCTTAAAAGTTCCTAAAACACCTGTTATTAAGGGTCTAAATAGGTTGTTTGGTTTTCGAATGGGTAATCCAGAAAAAGAAAGAATAATAGATGAAGCTATTGAAAAATTACGTGAAGCAACTATTAATTTAAAAGAAGGAGAAGCTATTATTTCTCCTAATGGAAAAAAATATAAGATTGACCGTTATAACGTAATTCATGAAGTAAAAACACCTATATTTGGTAAAATAAATACAGTTCCTTACCCTGGTGATTTTGAAAGTGAAGAAGTTGAAAAACATATAAAAAAATTCCAATCAAAATTATTTAATGAATTTTTTAGTACAGTATTTTTAGATGATTTTAAGCGTGGTGATTCAGTAGATTGGGGAGACTTTAATACTGTTTATATTAATGTTGGAATAGACGAAAATTTTGCACATGTTGCATTATTAATTAGAACTAAAAAATCTGATCCATCAGAAGAATATATTTATACATTTTATGATCCAATAGGAACACCTTATACAGACAAAGGTTCACCATTTTATAAATATAGACATAAATTGGATTTTATAACAAAAGGAGGAGAGGTAGACCAAAATAATTATATACATCAATGTAAACGTGATTTTTGTGCTACATTTTCAACAGTTAGAGCTACATACCCAAAACTAAATAATGAAGCTTATAATGCCATGTTACGAGATGTTGCAATTTCTATTGTTAAAGAAAGAAGAATAGATCATCGTGAAGAAGCTATAACAACGCATCCTCCTATTATAAAAAAATACCCACATTTAGTTTATGACCATTTAGTAGCAAACAAAATAAAACAACCATTTACAATAGATTATACACCAGAACAAGAAGAAGAACATATGAAAGGATTTGGTAAATGTCGTAAATGTGGTAAATTAAAAATTAATTAAAATTAACCTTAACATCACGTCTCACTTCAAAAATCCAATATGGTTTAATATTCTTTTTACGAAGGTTATACTCATAATCATATTGTTTTTTCTTCTGCTTATATTCTTCTGTTAATAAATTATTATAATAATATTCTAAGGCCTGAGTATTCTTTTTCTCTTTATTTGCTAAATAATACCGTTGGTTGTATTCTTTTCTGTCCGATTTATTCATTATTTAATTAATGATTTTTACGTGTAATTTATTATTTTGGCAATCCACATTTCTTGCATTTTGATTTTATAGATTCTCCACGTCCTTTACCTCTAAAATTAGAAAGAGCATGAGACGCTATGGAAGTAGAAAGAGAACTAGTAATACCAGTTATATTATAAATTTTGTCTAAAAATTGTGAAAATTCATCTTTTGGTCGGTATTCTGATTTTTTGTCCCACCAACCCATTAATTTATAAAGTGGGTCTGATCCATAATAAATTCTACGATTTGGTAATCCTCCATTAATGTCATTATATTGTATAGCAGGATTGTAACTTGTAGCTTCTTTAATTAATCCTTTACGAAGTAGAACATCGATTAAAGCTCCACCTAATGAATGACCTACTGCATAATACATTTTTTCAGGGTATTCTTTTTTAAATTCATTTATTTGTGATTCAACTTCTTTATATATATTTGTATTACCCAACGTATTTAAAGGTATAGTAGGCCATACAGAAACATCTTCTGCTGTTTTAGTTCCTCTAACTCCTACAATAACATCATCTCCTTTCATATAAAATTTTACTCTTGGAAACCATTTAATCAATTTCCAACCATCTACATCTTCCGTAGGTCCAGTTAAATTATACGACTCCTTTGTAATCTTTTGGAGCGTATTTAATTCAGCAGGCATAGCTTTTCCTTTACGTCCATACATTTATTATAACATTAATGTTATATTTTTATTACAATTTTGCGTTAAATAGATTAAAAAAAAGTAATTACTTATAATAATGGTATTTATTTCAGATTTAAATTTTGGAAAAAAATATGAAGAATTGTCAAGGTCACTTATACCAGAAGATGAAACTATTATTGAAATTCCAAAAGGTAAATTTAAACCCTATGATTACAAAACCAATTTGTTTACCTACGAAACGAAGGCAGACAGAATGGCATATAAATACAATTTCAAAACCATGTTTATTGAATATGAATGCAATGGGGTGGGAAGTGGAATCACCACGACCAAAGCAGATTATTGGTTTTATTTTATGGTCAAACCAGACGGCTCACATATTGTATACGAAATACCTACACAACGATTAAAAGACGCGTGTAAAGATTGTAAAAGTCTTTCAGGAGGAGATGGTGGAAGAGTTAGAGGGTATATTGTTCCTGTATTAGATGAATTTAAGATTTAATTTCAGGTATTTCAACTGATTTCATATATTCATGTTGCATTCCTGAGGTATGGCCCATTTGTTCAGCATCTTTATTCATTTCTTCTACATTATATTTTGAAGACAGGTAAATATGTCTTAGCATAGTAGCACCAACATTCTTTCCAAAAATTCTATTTAGAATACGAGTTATAGAATTAACAGAAGGAAGTTCAGACCCATCTACTTGGACTAAAAAATAAAAGGGAGTTTTCAAAGACTTCTTTGGATGTAGTTTTAAATATATATTTATTACATCAACTAATTCTTTTGGAACATCAAATTCTTGACTTCCATGAGAGTTTGCAGTCTTATACTTATTAAAAACAAACTTATTCGTGTCAAGAACATAATAATTAAAATCAGCGTCTTTTGCTTGTTTCTCAGTCTTAACAACTTTCATAAACTGGTAATCTTGATTACGACGAGGAGCAAATTTAGTATACAAAGACAAAACCATATAAGACAAAATATAACTCCAATCAACTGGTGTAATGTCTTTCTTATTCATAAGAGAATCAACATCTTCTTTGAGTCTTTTTTCATGAGCTAATACAACATCCCAACTTAACCAATTGTCTTGTTGTCTTCTACTTAGAATACTTGTGTCTTTATTATTTGATTCATCAACCTTTTCAAGCATACGATTATACCAATAAGAAAAAACCTTCTTATAAGATGCTTTCTCATTCATAGTAGACAAACAAGAAACAATAGTAGAAATCATATTTCTTTGCGTAGATGGTGCATAATCTTGAAGTCTTAGCTCTACACTCTCAGTATTTTTTAACCAAGCTAAATTCTTAAAAGCCCTCTCAGAATTTAAACTATATAAAGTTCGAATATATTGAGAAGCAGTAATGTCTGCAATTTCTCTCTTTTCCTTCAAGAGTTTGTGTAGATCCATCATAAATTGAGTAATGTTCTTCATCTTTTCTTTATTACTTAGAAAATAAGTAAATACTATTTACGAGGTCGAGGTTTGGATTTTTAAATAAAAAATCATAGTATAATAAAATGGAAAATGACACAACTACTATTGAGGGTCTTACAGCTGAAATTAAAGAATTAGTAAAACGTGGAGATGCTCTTAAAAAAGGTCATGACAAAAGTATTAAAGAAATAGGATTAGCTAATATTCAGAGAACATGGGGAAGTATTGAAAAAATGGAAGAAGCAATACCTATTATGGGAGAATCAAGACGAACAATAAATGGTATTCAAGAATTATATAACAGAATGAATAAAGATTTAGAACAATTAAAGTTAGAAAAAGAACAAGAAATTAGTAATGAAAAATTTATAAGAGAAAATCCAGAAAAAGTATGTAAAAACTGTGGTAAACTTAAAGCTTATACACCACCAAGTTATGAAGAATCAGAAATGCCTTCTCGAATTGGAAGATTACGAATCTAAACAATATTAATATGTCCCTTTGCATCAACTATAAATTGACGGAATTTTAATTGAGGATGTTTCTTTTTGATTTCCTTTTTCAATTTGTCCATATATTTAATATGTATTTTTGGGTCCATGTCTGTTTCTAAATCAAGAGTAGCTTTATACATACCACAATCTAAATGGTCAAAACACCAAACTTCTTTAATTCCGTGAAGGTCTAATCCAAGTTTTAGAACATCAAAAAATGTTTTTTTCCAATCTTTTTGGTCAGCTCCAAGTGAAGCTCCTGGAAGAGTAAATAAATCATAATCCTGGTGAAGTTCCTTTTTATGTTGTAGAAAATATACAACATCATAAGCATAACGTGGATCAATACAACCAAGAACAAATACATTTGCTTTTCCTTTTGAATAATCATGGTATGGTGGTTTTTCACATGATTTACCAAATCCTAATGATTCTTTTGACATTTGTGGAGAAGAAAAATGTTTTAATATTATTGGAATTTCTGTATGCAAATAATCTCTAATTTGTTCTTTCTCATCTTCTGGATGATTACCACTTAAAAATTTTTCACTTAATGTTTTAACACTTGTTACAAGAGAATCTAAAATATAATATATTTTTGGTGTTATAGGTTTTATATTATTATATAAAGCCATATTCTTGTCAACTTCATAAATTACTTCAAGAGGACTTAATTTATACCATTTAGTTAAAGCCTTAGCTGCTTCTTCTTTTGTTTCGACCATGTCTAAAAAATTTCCATCCATGTCTTGAATTTCAATATATTTAGGATGTCTTTTATTTCTAACTTCTTTTACAGCTCCACTACCAACCAAAGCAGATTCTAAAATTCTCATTTGAGCCTTAGCTTTGTCTAATGGTATGGGGTCTTTTGAATGTTTCCTACCAGTTTCAGTAGTAACAACCCAATATAAATTGCGGTTAGGAGCTTTTCGTAACTTATATGGCATTTATTATTATATAATAAAAAATAGTTATAAAATAAATGTCATCTATTAAAAATCCACCAACTCCTGTTAAAGGTATTGATTTAAGAAGTAATTATCCACTTAATTTCTCTGCTGAAACACAAATGACAAAAGGAAAAGCAGGACCAATAGGACCAACAGGACCAGCAGGACCAACAGGACCAACAGGACCAACAGGACCATCCGCAACTGATTGGAGTACGTATGCTGCTACACAAGATGTTGACATGGCTAATAATTCATTAAATAGTGTTAATCAAATAACAGGTCTTGGAGATGTAATGAGTACTTTAACTGTTATACAAGTTGATGGAAAAAATTATTTAACACTTGATGGAAATATTCTTGGTGCTACTGGACCTACTGGTGCTACTGG